TACCATTCTCAATATGATAGTGACAATCAGTATAAGGCAAAGTCACGTTTGCTGAGACATAAATTCTTCGCTTTCAACAGGATGCCGGACATGTCATTTAATGAGATAATTAGTAGGAAACCTGAGATAGTAGCCTGGCCATCAGTAAAGTGCGAGTGGGGCAAGCAACGTGCTATCTACGGGGTTGATGCGACTAGCTTCATAATTAGTGGCTACGGATTTGCAGGTTGCGAAGAAGCATTGAGTGCTCTATTTCCAATTGGGCCTGCAGCTACTGAGGATAACGTAAGTAAAACAGTTAATGAGGTACTGAGGAACGGTGTTCCTTATTGTTTTGATTATGAAGATTTCAATTCACAACACACTCATGACAGCATGCAGGCAGTACTGTCAGCATACCGTGAGGTATTCAAGACAAAACTCTACAAAGAACAAATTGCGGCCATCGACTGGACAATACTATCGATACATAATAGTAGAATATTAGCGGAGGGTGGTGAGTACACTACCCGTGGCACCTTGTTATCAGGGTGGCGGCTTACTAGTTTTGTAAACACTATACTTAATTATATATATGCACAGGTGGCGTTACAAGGGACTGGGATGGTCTCAACACATAATGGAGATGACGTCTTGGCTGGTGTAGCTACGTATAAGCAAGTACAACAGTTGCAGAAGGGTGCGGCGATTTACAACATACGATTCCAGAAGTCAAAGTGTTACTTAGGGGCAATTGCAGAATTTTTACGTGTGGATCACAGGGTCGGGACTGGTGCCCAATATTTAGCCAGAGGCATTTCAACATTCGTACATGGGCCTACTGAGGCGACGATACCCAATGATTTGTGTAGTGTACTCTCTTCTATTAAAACCAGAGCACAAGAGTTGGTTGATCGAGGTGCATATATGGAGATTGTAAAGTACTGTAAGATGTTACAACATAAGCATTTATGTAAATTATGGAATATATCATTAGAAGAAATTAGTATTATAGAACGAACACATGTGTCATTAGGCGGGCTTAATACAAGAATAGTCCCTGGCGGATTAACATATAGAATAGAGCGAGTTCAGCAACGTTACCTAACTGATGAAGATAGTTTAGACGACGCTAAAGCTGATTTACCAGGGGTACACGCTTATGCTAGAAAGTTAACGAGACGCCTAATAGACAATAAATACTATACACACATAGTAAGCGCAGCGCGCAAGGCCATACTAGCAGCTTCAGTAGCGGTGAAGTTCGGGGTTAAACTTATTAAAATTGAGTTACCTGATCACTGCATTGAGATGAATGCTCAACAGTATGGTATGTACAAACACGAGAGTTTGGGGATTAAGACAATTATGGCTAAATCA